AAACGGCGTGTACCCTGCACTTGTACCTTGCACTTTAAACGTGTTAGCAGATATAGTGAAGTCACTTCTACCATTCAGGTTACTATTTGTCCATCCACTTATCGAACCATCTGCACCAGTAATCAACTTTGATGTACTAGCTGTGTACACTCCTGCTGTGTCTACCGTCACTACATCAGTACTACTAATACTAATCTGTTGTGGTCCTATAGCTGCAGCTATATATGCTGACTGGTTAGCAGTGGCACTTAGTGTTCCATCCGGGTTTAACCCTATAGTAGTGTAAGCTGTCTTTATGTTATTAGCAGTAGCCGTTACCCCTGTCACTGGGTCAGTCACTACAGTACTAAGTGCATCTATGCTAGTAGTGTTTGCTGTAGTTGCGTCTGCATACGTCTTTATGTTATTCACGTACCAAGCACTATTTGTTATGTAGCTATTCGGGTTGGTGAACTCAGCTGCCATTACATCTTGCGATATAGTTGTTGCGTCTGTTGCTGTTATCTTTGTAAGCATTGTACTACTAACAGCTGATAGGGCACTATCACTAGCTGACTTATTAGTTGTTATTAACCCATTCATAGTTACATCGGCCGTTTGTAGGTTACTTATGTTTTGGTTTACACCAGTCTCCATGTTCTTCACATACGTATCTAGTGTAGATAGTGCCTGCCCTAGTGTTAGTGTGCCGTTTGCTACGGCGTTGGTTACTGCCTGGTCTAGCCATGTAGGTATATTACCGTTCAAGCTTCCAGTGTACATCCCACCCGAAGTAACCACATAGGTATTACTAGTGGACTCTACGGTCTTTACACCATTATCTGTAACTACGGATAGGTCACTACCTTTCACATCTAGTGTATTACTAGCACTTACCGTAACGGTATCTTGTACTACCTCAGCGTTTACAGCCATACTACACTCCTGTAGGGGCTACTAGTATCTTACTTATCAGTACATTTATACTTGTTGTACCGTCAGTAAACGTTATAGTCATACTGCCTTGGTACCCTGCTTTTAGGTAGTACCCATCTTCTACGGCACCTCTTAGTACTTTTAGCGCTGTGGTGTCTGCACTAGCGATTGTACCTTTCAGTATACCATTCAGCGCATTCACTACTGTCATAGGTACACTAACTACTAGTAGCTGTGTCTGTATGTCAATCAGTCTAAACGTAGCTGTACCCATCTTAGTTAGGTCCTGTGCAAGGAAGCTATTCTTATCCTTTACACGTATACTAAACTCGAATGTTTCACCTTTAGGTATTACGAAATCTGCCATTGTTTATCCTTTACGCTGTTACGTTAACAGGGTTCGTGTCATATCTAGCATGTGACGTACTGTCAACTACCATAGCTTTAACTATAGCTGCACTATCCACCCCAATACCACTTACCATACTGTTAACTAGTGTCACCGACCAAGTGTTATCTGATGCTAACACTGTAGCAGCTTCTGTAGATATACCACCAGTAGTTTCTACTGTCACAGTCACTGAGTTACCTGCTGGTACGTTAGCAGCTGTACCACTAACCACATACCCAGTACCAGCTTTTGATATAGTTGCTGGACTGGTCAGTATAACAATAGAGCCGTAGACCGTATTAATAGGTACAGTGGCAACACCTGAAGTGTTCAGGTAGTCAATTGACGTACGCCACTTAGTTACATCACTAGCAGTTAATGCACCTGAGTTACTAGCACTTAGTAGCAACCCAATCATGTTAGCTGAGCTATTCGCTGCATGCTGTACTTTGTTATCGTCGAACGCTTTCTCTTGTCTAATAGCCACTTGTTCCTGCCTCTTAGTTAATCCAGGTGTTGTTGGTGCTAAGTCGCTAATCGTATTTATCTTATTAGTAGCTGGGTCAACAGTCCATGTTATAGTACCATTCTCTCTATAGCTCTTAGCTAGTGTAGCATATACACTCATCTTAAGTTGTTGCATCTGCTCCCACTTAGTACCTTGGTCTGCAACTGCTGTAGCTGGTAGCTTAACCGTAGCGGTAGTAGCTGGTAGGTTCCCAAGTAGTACACCTAAGTCTTTCTCCATACTAGCCTGCTCTGACCAACCCTTAATCACCATCTCGTCTTTCTGTGCTTGTATTAGTGTACCCTGTATAACAGCATTAGCCGTATCTTGTGCTATCTTATCTCTCTGCTCTTGCTTAAGCAACGTATCTTCACGTATAGCAGTAAGTTGGTATACACCATCTCTATTCTCTTTAGCTATCTGTGTAGCACTATTCATAGCGTTATCTGTTACACCAGCCACCATCTGCGTAAGCATGCCACTAAGTATGTTAGCCTTATCTACATCAGTCATAGTACTATTAGCGAAGAACGCCTCCATAGTCTCTTTGGCATGTATGTATATACTATCTTTGTCCATTGACGCGATCATCAACTCTCTGTACGGTGTAAGTACGTCTAAGTTATTTACTGCTTCTTTACTGTATATCTGTGTAGATGCCATTTACTTTCCTTTATTAATATATCAGTATCCACCGAAGTGGACACTATATACTAAGCTTCCGCTTCGTCTTCAGTTTTTAGCTCGTCTTCGTAGCTAACTGAGTAGCGTCTACGCATAGACGTAACCACATCTCCGTTCATCTTCTTAACAGGCAATGGTATCATTACCTCTTTAAGTACATTGATAAACCCTTGCTCTACCTCTACAGGTACATTAAGTGGGATACGACTAGTACCTAATTCAAAGTAAGCATTACCACAAGTAACCGGTACAGTACTAGTTAGGTTGTTCTCACGCTGATCATTGTCTGTAACAACAATAATGTGTGTAACTCTAGCCTTCTTCTCTTCCTCTACTGCAAGCTGGTGCATAGTCATAGCCTTAGCCTCTTCCACCTTTGCAGTAGCTTCCACTTCATCTTCTAGCACTTCTTCTTTAGGTTCAGGAGCACCTGTCTCTAAACTCTTGTAGTGTTCATCTACCTTAGCAGCTAATTTAGCTTCTCCGATATTAGGGCTGTATTTAACGCCTAGTTCATCCGCTTCAAGCTTCAGTTCATCTATTTTTGCCATATCTATAATTCCTTTATAGGGTTGTTTATTTATTGAGCAAACTCAATTACTGTATTCTATCTAAGGTTGGCTTAAGGGGAGGTTAATCGTTTGGGGGTTTAGTTGCTAACCTAGCCGAAGCTAGGCGCTTGTGTTATTACTTAGAAGTAAGAACTGAAAGCTTAAGAAGTTTCTCTGGCTCTAATATAATTCCTGCATAGAAGAAGTTATAAGAGAAGAAACCTTTAGTTCCATAAGGGTTAGTTAAATCGATATCGTTAGGCGCTTTAGCGTTAAACTTAATACGACCCATACCTTTAAGACCTACAGTTGCAAATGCACCTTCAGTAGGGAATAGTATGTGGTGAGCATCAAAGTTTGTACCGTTGTTAGCTAATGAACCAACGTAAGCAACTGGAAGAGCAGCACCCTTACCATAATCAACTAACGCAGACTCTGACTCAATAAATCTAACTTCGTGCATTGCACCAACTTCACCTTGAGCAGCAGTAGCAGCATCACCATACTTATGGAATGGAACATATACGAACTCACGCTCATAACCAGTACCACGTGTAAGGTTCTCTAAGTCAGACTTAACATCTGAATCGATAATACCATAGTAAGCAGGAGCAATTGTCTTAGTGTCAATCTTAGTTGAACCAGTAACAATAGAAGTATTCTTCTTAGCTCTATTACGAACTAGTCTACGAACAGCTTTACGAACTAAGTCATAACTAATCTTGTGAGCAGCATCTGTTGAACCGTCAGCAGCAACACCTGTACCGAGTGTAAGGTTAGAAGTAGCAACACCAGAGAACATTACTGTTGGAGTAGCAAGCATATCTAACTGAACTAAATCCTCAAATCTACTGTTAGCTAATTCACCTAGCTCTTCACGGTAACGTACTTGCATAGTGTCTTCTGAGAATAACTCTACTTCATCAGTATAAGTTAACATCTCACCGTAACGAGCAAGTGTAGCTTCAACAGTTACTTTTTGTAATGTACGCTCATTAGTTGCACCAGCACCTTCAGTTAATGAAGCACCTGTTCCATCTACAGCAGCAAGTAATGTCTGTAAAGCAGTTAAATCTCTACCATTAAGGTAACCTTTTGTACCGAATGCAGCATCATTTAGTGAACGATCATACATGTGCATGAACTTACTAATCTTATATGTCTTACCTAATTTTTTAGGCATAGCTTTACGCTTAGACCACTGTGAGTAAATGTTTACTCTGTTTGCTGCTTTGATACCAGCTTTGTCGTAATAGTGTACAATTGTGTTTGCACCTTGTGAGCTATTTAGCCCCGTTCCGTATACCTGAGTTGCCATATTTTATTCCTTTCTATAGCTATAGAGCAGCATTTACATGCTCTCCTGTAGTCCCTTATACCAATCATCGAACGCTTCATCAGTGTCCTCAAGGTAGTCAGTGACCTTTGGCGTACTTACTCTCTTACGAGGGATAGTAGCGGCTCGGCGTTTAGGTGCAGCTTCTTTAACCTGAGTTCGTTGTTGCTGTTTAGCTTGAACTTGCTCAACTCTCTGCTGCTCCTGTAACACTTCTTGTTCTTGTAGTTCCGCAGCACGTGCATTCATGTGGTATTGCTTCCCGGCTTCAACGTAGTAATCAATGTCAGACTTACGTCCACCATCTAGTACCTTCATCTTCATAGCCATAGGACTCACTTTATCGTAAGTACCATTTACAACATCTATATGCAGTTCCTTGATTAACTCAGGGTTCTGTGCAAATGTATCACGACTAGCGTTATCCCACTGGTCTGCTACCACATGTTGAGTAATAGGAAATTCTTTATCAGAAGCGATCTCATCAATCACCTCCTGAACTTTCAGCTCACTCTCTTCACGTCCATAACTGGTTGGCACATATTCACTTTCCTTCTCTAAGTCTAAGTCGAGTACGTCAACGTCTGCTCTCTTAACTATCGAAGTAATTGCGTCCTTGTTACCTTTAAGAGCATCAATCATCAGATTCATATCATCTTCTGTCAATTTCTCTTCTTCCAAGGCACTTATCATTTTACGATAAGGAGCAATAGCTTGCATCTTCTTAGTATAGTTCATAGACTGTCCGAACACTTTACCGAACTGGTTTAACACCTCGTCCTCAGTGAACTCGAACTCTTGTCCATTAGCCTTATACTTGTATGTCTTCGCTTCTTGCTTTTCTACCTCAGGTTCTGTTACTTCGTCTTCCTCAGTCTCTGAGTTATCTTCACCATCTTCTGGTTCAGGCTCTTCCTCTTCATCAGGCGTTTCACTGTCATGGCCTTCTTCAGGCTCTGCGGATTCCTCTTCAGGTTGTTCCACTTCCTCTTCTTCAGCCTCATATTCTTCTTCGTCCTCAACCACTTCTGGCTCAGGCTCCTCTACTGTAGGCTCTTCCGAGTCCATCTCAGCACGTTCTTCTGCCATAGCTGCTGCCAATTCACTGTCCGACATATCGAACAGTTCTTCTTCTGTGTACGCCATAGGTTACCCCTCTAACGCAGCTACATTTCCAGCTACACCATCATCTTCGTCTTCATCTTCGTCAGCCTCTGCGGCAATCGCTTGACCCATCGCATGGATAGTCTGTAAGTGATCCTGTAACGCACTAATCGCAATTAGCCCTTCCATCACATCTGTTCTCTTACCGCTAGTCTTTACTTGGTCACTAGCTAATATGCTTACTCCACTAACTGCTTTATCTTTGAAGTACCCTTCCTCTATCACTTTCTGGAAGTCCGGATTCTTCTGTAAACGTTCTAGTGCTTCTGCTTGCTCTACCCAGTATGTCATTGTCTCACTTGCTGTCTGTTCTTGATTTATTACATCCATTGATATAATTCCTTTACGGTTGATTATTTACGAATAGCATTCGTTATCATCATTATACAGTCCAACAGCTTAAGGCATCTTTAAGTTACTGCATATTTGCAGCACTTAATCCTTGCCCAGCGGGTCCTTCTGGTTGTTGTTGTTGTTGCTGAGCTTGTTGTAGTAACGCAATAGCCAGGTACACCAGCCTTCACCAATTCTTCTGGGCTCTTCCCAGCCATTAGTGCTTGTGCTACCTCTTCTACGGTAACTCCGCCTTGTTGCTCACCCTGCTCCATTTGTGCAGTCTCACCTTGTTCCATTCCTGGAGCCTCTTGTTGTTCAGCACCCATAGCACTAAGTCCTTGCATTTGTCCCATCATCTCTTATCCTTGTCTCGTATTTAACATGTTAGCTAACCCACCATCCGGAGCTGCACCTATACTACCACCATTCACAGCTGGTAGCGAATCCATCTTACGCATATCAAGTATGTCCTGCATATTAGCACTATCACCGAACATTTGTCTAGCTCTTTGCATCTCACCGTTAGTCACGTTAGTTCCAGGTTGTACGTTCACACCATCGTTACTAGCGTACGCAGCTAACCCATTACCTAGTTCAGCCAGTACATCGTTAGTAGCCTGTTCCTGTATTAACGGTGCATACTTTCTAACTGCCTCTTTCTCTATGTGTGGAGCTACTGCAGCAACTGCGCTATCTGCTAGCTTTCTAGCCTCAGCTTTCTTACCTATATCTGCATATCGTGCGTTGTCTAATATACCCATTATTCATCTCCTAGTTCTAATTTCATTACTGTTGTACCCCAATTTGCTCATTTTTACCACCTTGCTGCACTTGGTATTGCATCTGTATCAGGTTCATCTTAGCCTTCAATGCTTCCATCTCTGCCTTATGCTTCTGCTCTAGTTTCAGTTTCTCTAACTGGAACGCCTCATCTTCTTGGTTGTCCGTCTTAACGAAGTTCAAGTCTTCAGTGTCTTTCTTACTACTAAGTAGTGCAGTCTGTGCTTTAAGCAACTCAGCTTGTGCTTGCTTCTTAACTACATCACCCTCTTTGTTCTCTATGCTCTCAGTGAATATCTTCTGTATCTCAGCTTTAGTCTTAGCTATGTCCATCTCCAACTTCTTAGCCTCTAGTTCTTTCACTCTATCTGCCATTGGGTCTGGTTGCTTCTTATACTCTTTTACCGACTTCTCTAACTTAGGCATTCTATTTAGTCTAGCTATCTCCCCTAGTATCGTCTGAGTCAGCTCAAACGGTAGGTTAGGCCCTATAGTCTGTAGTAGAAACCCTAACTCATTTCTCTTAGCCGTATCGTCTTCCGGTGTACTAATCTCTATATCGACATCTAGTCTACCCTCTAAGTCTGTCTTTCGTATAGCTATGTGCTCGTTCTCAGTTGTTCTGACTATTTCCTCATCGCTAAGGAACTCACTGTTGTACGACATCCACTTTCTAATCAACGGTTTAATTAGGTTCTCAGCTATGTTTCTAACTTTATCTAGTCTTCTCACTGCTGTAGCATCCATCACACCTCTAGCTGCTGTAGCGCTACTACCTAGGCTTCCACCATTGATACCACCGCTAAAGCCTTTCACGCCTGTCAAGCTATCTACTTCACCATTCATCAGCTGCAGCATGTTAAACGCACTACTAGGTATCTGGTTGTAGCTTCCTTGCCATATGTCACTAGGGTTACCGTTAAACTCGAAGTTCTTACCATCTAGCATACGCTTCTTCTGCACAGGGTCTAGCGTATTCTTACGTATACCTACCTGTCCATTATTACTAGCTGCCATATTGTTAATTATACCTCTAGTCACAGCAGTAATCACTTTTTGCTGGTCTTCTATGTTATCTATATCGTTCTCACCATGTAGCTTAAACGGTACACTCTCAGCTGGGCAACTAAGGAACGGTATCTGCTTATCTGGGTACGGGTTATCTTCTAGTCTAATTATTATGTCATCTACCCATACACACACTATCGGTTCAGCTATACCATCCTCGTTTATGTCGTAGTTACCCCAGTACTCGTGTACTAGTAACTTCTTACGTGGTGCATCTTCAAACTTAAAGTAACTAGTATCCGGGTAAATGTAGTCAGGGTCCACATCATCTGCACTAGTTAGGTTTTGCATTATTATATCTAGGTTTTTATATCTACCGTCTTTACGTAGCGTACTTAGGTCTGTCTCATATCTATACACACAGAACTGTGCCTTAGTTAAGTCATCCTCACATGTTGGGTCAGGGAACACATCTTCACTTCTACACACTCTAGCTGTCGGCTTATTCACTACTGGTACAGTTATCTTCTCAGTAGTCGTCATTACACGTTGCATGCCGTCTTCACCAACCACTACCACTTCTACTTCTTGCTCTCGTTCTTCTTCCTCATACTCCCATCCAGCCTGTACAAACACCGTAGCGTCTGTCTCTAGTACTTTCAGTGTCTTAGTAATAAAGTTATATCTATCGAACTGTCTACAGAACTGCGTATTAAGCAATAGCTCATTCTGTCTAGCTGCTTCTACATCGTCTGCAGTCACAGGGCTAAACCTAATCAAGTTACTAACAAATGGTTCCTTCATAGAAGGTATATTCCACGCTTGTTGTCTCTTAGCTACTTTCGGTACTAGCTTACTCTTACCTGCTTCCTCGTTACCATAGGGGTCACCTGCTAGTGTTGCTCTACGTCTACGGATGTCAATATCCACACTCTTACGTAGTGTATCGGCATTACGAAAATCTGCTTTGATTGCTCGAAGTATCTTAGCTTTGTTTATTTTAGGTTTGGGTTGTGCTTTAGGGGTGTCCATATCTACCATTCACTAAGTCCTCATTTTATTTATTGTCATTATTATACCACAACTCTACTTACTTTCAACTAACTTTATAGGTATTATGTTACGGGATATTTCACCTAGCTCTCTATGGTATGCGATAGCTACTGTCTGTTTCAGCCCTATAGGCATATGCACTTCAGTAAAGCACTCTGAAAACCCTTTAAAGAATATGCTAGGTTCGTATTTATACTCTAAATTACTATTTTGTATCTCTCTTTCTAGCTTACTTATATGTGATGCACTACCTTCTACCACTTTTAGTACTTCATACTCGTATGGGAGTTTCTCTTTATTTTTGTACCTAAGTGCTATACTACGAAATGTTTTTCCTACTTTTATAAACGATTCAGTATCATTATAGCATCTAAGTATGTACAGTTTGAACCCCTCGAAGTGCTTTGAGTTATTTCCTTGCTTCTCCCATTTACTATCAGTCCACCCAGAGTTCTCTATTCTGCACATAGGGCATCCAGCACCTCTTAAATGGTCTGTAGCTACTTGATCAAAGTTTCCGTGTTCTTTGCAAGTTATACTAATTTTATCATCCCCTATAGTATATACCGAGTTTTCGTATGTATACCTACCTTTGTGTCTTGCTGTTGCTTTAGCTATGAATACTTCAGTGGTGTACCCATTAGCTTCATCTGCGCATTTATGGCAACCCCTACCCTCTAAATGTGATTTAGCTTTTTGTAGAAATTCGCCATGTACAGGACAGACTATGCTAACTTTATTTCTATTTCCTGTGTACACAGCTTTTTTGTATAGGTACTTATTACTATGTATGCTGTTTGCTTTTTGCTCAAACTCTTCTTGCGTTAACTGCTTAGGCATTTTCCAGCTCTTCCTCTACAAGTTTTATTGGACAGATGTTTCTAGCAATCTCCCCATACGCTTTGTGGTATGTTATCGCTACTGTCTGTTTATTAGATCTATAGCCCGCTCCAGCTGCCCAGGCATCGTTCTTAGTGTTGTTTCGGAAGCTCTCACTTCTGGCTATAGGGTTATCGACGACGCTATCCTTGTGTACGTGACCGGTCAACCAATATCGGTAGGTAGTGTCACTTATGTCTTCTTTCCTATCCCATACCATTACCTCAGGCAACCTGTTCATAGGTGTCGCATGCCCATGGTGGAACCCTAACAGCACTTCACCAAACCTATGGTATTTGTGCAGAGTCACACCATCGTCAACAGTAAACCTAGGCTCATTTCTATAGTACGCCTTCAGCATAGCTACTATGTAGTGTGCAACTAGGTCACTATGGTTACCAGCGACTGTCACATACCTAACCTCTTCGTGCTTACCTAGTAGTGTATCAACCATCTGTATCTTCATGTCAACTAACATCTCAAATATCCTAGCATGTCTAGTGTCTACATCTAGCTCATGCCCACTCTTAGTCCTATTGGAGTCGTTACTAGCGTGTAGTGTATCCCCTAGGTCAACTAGCAAACCTACTTTTGCATCTGGTGTAGTTCTAACTAGTAGCTCATTCGCTCTAAGCGTATTGTCATACACACTCTCAGCGTTCACATTACCACCTGTTTCTGCTTCCCACGAGTACTGGCCTAAGTGCAAGTCTGTATTCACATACACTACCATCAAGTCACTATCCGCACCCACATTCGGTAGTGGTTTAGCTTTAGCCTTACCCTCTACTCTATTAGCTAACTTAGTGGTGTACTCTTCTATAGCATCAACTAGGTTCTCATCTACTCTAGTCTTTACCCACTGCAGTACTTCACGCTTCTCACCTGTGTCTTCATCTACCTTATACAGTGTAGTTGTACCTTTCAGTGTTTGCTTATCTGCAACTAGGCTATCCACACCACTAGCTAAGTATTTCTTCTGGCATCTAGCCAACGCCTCTGTTATCGCATGCCTACACACACCTAACCGTTTAGCGGCTTTCTTCACCGAACCTTCGGACTGTAGTGCTTTTAGCATCTCTTTCTGTCTGTCAGTTGTCGACTCAGCGTTTAGTAGTGTCTGTGTATCGTAGTTACAAGGTTTAGCCATGCGTATCCTTTTATTTGTGTTCTAGTGCTTCTTTTATTGTGTACACTTTGTTATCAGCATCAAAGACAACTATGTTATCCTCGTTCCTGACATCTATATGTAGCCATGTAGCGATCTCTAGTCCTCTCAAGTAGGGGAACTCTTCTAAGTTAAGCAGTATGTAGTCTCGTACCTCTTTGGCAGTGTACTTACTAAACACCACGTCTAGCGCATTCGCAAAGCTGTGCTGACTGCCGTAGCTGTACCACTTACTGTCAGGTGTTCGTATACCACTCCACTCTCTATCGCCTTCCCAGTGATAGTTATTTATAGTCATACTACCTTCACTGAAGCGCTCTTTTAGCTTATCTATACTTTCTATCAGTCTAGTGTCTATGTATCTCCAAGCCTTCTCTCCGTACTTGTAGTACATCTTCTTAGGTACTAGCTCATGTATAGCAAAGTGTTTACTCTTCATACTAGTCGTCCTCCTCTTCACTATCCCATGCGTGGCACACTCTCGTAGCATGGCAAACGAAGTCGAACTTCTCACACCATACTCTCATGCCCCCATCTTTATCATACTTATTATATGGTATATGCTCCATTGCCTCTAACGCTTCTGGGCCTATGTTCCCATACTCACAGTTAGCACAGCTCATACGTCTAGCTTCTGCTATACTAACATACTTCTTAGCTGCTGTAGCTCGCCAGAACTTTAGGTTACCTTGGTTATTGTCGTAGGCAACAGTAGGTCCTAAGCCCCAATCCCTAACTAGCTTACGCATAGTAGTTATGTTCTCTTTAGCTGTTAATTCTCTAGCTTCTTGTAAACCACTCATTTGCAAATCTCCTCATTATGTTTCATATCAGATATACACTCTAACAGTGAATCTACTACCTCGGTAAGTGTTCCTCTATCAAAACTACAGTTACCATCAGGGACAACACACTTAACAGGCACATTAACTCTATAGGGTTTATCCACATACCTAATCTCTGGCTCTAAGCTACAGTTCGTTAAAGTCAATAGACTTAACGTAACCAAGCCTGTCTTTAATAGCTTTACACTCATTGCTTTTTACCACCTTTGTTTTATATATAGTTTGGTATCTAACCTCTTTAGGTTGGTTCTTCCACTTAGCTAAATTACCACGTAGCACTTTCTCATTAGCTTGCATCTGTACTATGTGCTCATTCTGTGTATCTAATGCACTCTTGTACCTTGTACTCTGTAGCTTCTCATTAGCTAGTTCTACATTCATGTCTTTAATCGTCATTTTAAGGTCTATTATGTCCCCTTTCAGAGTAGACACATAAAAGTATAGTCCTAGTATAGCTAATAGTGTTACAGCAGCTAGTATCAAGTTCTTATACACACCTATAGTGGACAACATCCTACTCGCCTACCCTAGTCTCAAAGTGTGACTTAATTACAAATGTCAATGCACCAAACACTGAACCATATATAGCAGATGTAGCTATCTCACCTATGTCTTTTATTTGGTTAGCATACACTGGGTCTACTAGCTCATAGGCTAAGTACATGAAGTACCCTAACACTATGTATCTAGCTAGTAGTTTTACATTAGTTGCATTCATTACTTATTCCTTTGCTCTTCTCGGTGTATCTTCATTAACCACTTAGTATCTACCATGTCTCGTTCTAGTTGTACCATTACTTTTGCCTCTAGTCTATCAAGTTTATTAAACGACTCAACAACATACCCACCAAAGGATACTGAGTACAGTATTATAAACCCTATTACCCATCTAAGCGTTGAACCCGATATATGTGATGCTTCTACAGTAGTGAAGTGCTCTAGCATACGTCTATGGTCTTCTATGTTACCGACTAAACGTATGTTGTCTCGCTGCACCACCTCTATGTCTTTACGTAGTAACCGTACACTGTTACACCCTTGGTCACTCTTCTGTAGGGTATCAATCTCATCTACACGGTTATGTACTCGCTTGAACGAATCACCAAGTTCTTTGTCTAGGTTCTCTAGCTTAGTGCTAAATACTACTTGCTTAGCAAGGAACTTACTTATCTCTTCTAATCGTTTATTAGTCTCAGTTTGTGAGTTAACTAAGTGCTCTACGCTCGACACTAGCGAAGTTATCACTGTATCATGTTTAGTAACTAAATCTCTCATTACGTCATCCGTCATGTGTATCCCTATTTTTTAGTATCTAATTATACACTAATTTCGTGGTAATTGAAATACTTATCACCAAATAGTCTAACAGCTTTATAGTAAGCATACGCCCACACCTTGAAGTAGTACCGATCAAAGCCTCTACTTCTCTCCGTGTCCTTTAGCATCAACTCATAGAACTTGTCATCAGCTCTACGCCTGTCTGCTTCTGTTCCACCGATACTGTACAGTTCATCATGTTTGTTACAACTAGCATGGAATAGAAACTCTGGTGGATTGATAAAGCTTCCTTTACCTCCACAGCCATTTGGTTTACTCATTACCCTCTCCTTGACATACAAAAAGGTCTATCCTCTTTGTGTTTACTAATAAAGTTTGTGTAGTTTAGTAAGATACTATCAGCGTCATCCACCAATAAATTACTAAGTGGATTACTTAACTGGTTTACTACCGCCCCACAGAATATATGCTCACACTTTGTGTTTATATGCATTGCCATACCCTTCATAGCTATACAAGGGACATGTAAGTCACCTTTAACTAGTGGTTCATAACTCTGGGTATAATTATACCCTAATTTGCTTGCAGCTTCAGCAGCTTTGTTAAATATTACTACAGTTTCTGTGTCTTTTTTAAAGTGGTTACCAAATCCTGTGGTCTCCCATACCCTAAGTCTACTGACATTCATATCAGATAACTCTTCAAATATAGCTTGTACACTATTTAAATTGTAACTTCCTGCAGTTAACGAACCAACAACTTCTGTACCACATTCCCTAGTCGCACGCACAGCTTCTAGCTGTCTATTGTAACTGCCTGAAATTTTGTGTATGCTATCGTGGTGTTTAGAGCCTTGATAGTTAAACTGCACTTGGTTCACATTATAATGCTGTAGTAGTAGAGCCATGTTAGTTGGGTCTTCCCAATCACCATGTGAAGTCACATTAGTAATAAATGGTTTGCATAATCTGAGTATGCCATCCAAGTCACTATGGTCTGTAGGCTCGCCACCTGATAGCGTTATCTGAGTTATTCCAATGTCTAGTAGTTTTTGAACCAATAGAGCAAAGTCACTGACTGTTATTTCATCTACTTCTATATCCTCATTAAACCCACCATAACACCAGGAGCATTTATGTGTACACTTGCTAGTTATCTCTATAAATGCCCATTTAGGTGTACCAGTGAACTCTCGTACCTTATTAGCGCTTTTATACTCACTAGTTTTACTGTAACTTACTTGACACATAGGGGTCCTTTTGGGGCTTCACACATAACGTACTTCTGCCCATTTTCTCTAAGGTAGCTTTGTTTGACATTAAGCCCTACAGACTTAGCATACTCAACAACCTCAGGTAGTATATAATTGGTATACTCAGTACGTCCATACAACTCACCACTTACATAAATACTATAC